AATACCAATGATGGCGCTGGTGAAATTGATATTGACAAACTAGAAAATTCTGTTAATGTGGAAGAAGAACAAATTACAATTAATGAGGACGAGGCTTGTGAAAGCTGCGTGATATAAGGGAATAAAAAATGAGTGTATTTGATACAACAAATAGAAGTGACCATGTAACTAATCTAGCATTTCTTGATCCATCGGGCGGTGTTACAATTCAGCGTTACGATACGATGAAGTATCCTAGCTTTGATAAATTTACGGATAAGCAATTAGGATTCTTTTGGCGTCCGGAAGAAGTAGATACTTATCGTGACGGTAAGGATTTTAAAAATCTTACAGAACACGAACAACATATTTTTACAAGTAATTTGAAGAGACAAATTCTACTTGACAGTGTACAAGGTCGTGCACCAGCAGAATCATTTGGCAGCATTGTAAGTTTGCCGGAACTAGAGAACTGGATTATTACTTGGACATTTAGTGAAACAATTCACAGCCGCAGCTATACACATATCATTCGCAACGTGTATAACAACCCAAGTGTTATTTTTGATGAACTAATGGATATTCCAGAAATTTTAGAATGCGCTGGAGACATTTCAAAGTATTACGATGACTTGATTGAAGCAGCAGGCTACTACAATCTACTAGGTGAAGGCACACATACTGTTAACGGTAAAAAAGTAGTAGTCGATTTACGTGAACTTAAAAAGAAACTTTGGCTTGCTATTATGAGTGTAAACATTCTTGAAGGTGTTCGTTTCTATGTAAGTTTTGCTTGCTCATGGGCATTTGCAGAACTTAAGAAGATGGAAGGTAACGCAAAGATTATTAAGTTTATTGCACGTGATGAAAACTTACACCTAGGCAGTACACAGTTGCTTCTCAAAACACTTAAAAAAGACGATCCTGTATTTGCAGAGATTGCCAAAGAAACAGAAGAAGAATGCATTAAGATGTTTACTGATGCAGTTGAACAAGAAAAAGCATGGGCAGACTATTTGTTTAAAGATGGGTCGATGCTTGGACTAAATCGTGAATTGTTGTGTGACTATATCGAACACATTGCAATGAAGCGTATGACAAATGCAGGTCTTCCAAAAATTTATAATCAAGCAAGCAATCCTTTACCCTGGACACAAAAATGGATTGCAGGTTCTGATGTACAAGTTGCGCCGCAAGAAACAGAAATCACTTCATACGTCAATGGCGGCACAAAACAAGACGTAACAGAAGACACATTTAAAGGATTTAGTCTATAATGGAACTATTACTAACTGTAGCATTTTGGGCATTATTTGTTTACTTGATTTATCAGTGGGCAGATTCAAAAGGCCGTAATTCAACTCTTTGGGCAGTAGCCGCAGCACTTATTTCGCCACTGATTGTTGGCATCATTTTGTTGTTTGTGCCAAAGACACTAGAAAAGCAAGCTGAAGAAGCAAAAAAACTTAAAGAATTAATGAACGAATGATTACACTATACAGTAAACCAAACTGTCCGTATTGTACAATGGCAAAGCAATACTTAGAAAAACACGAGTTCGAGTTTGAAACTATTGATATTATGGAAGATAACGAGGCTCGTGAGTTTCTACTCAGTGAAGGACACAGAACAATGCCACAAATTTACCATAATGGTAAACTATTAGTAGAAGGCGGCGGTATGGCACTTTCAAGAATGAATCCTGATACTGTCCGTGAACTTATTGGAGATATAAAATTAGATGTTGGTGATTTCAAACTTTAAAAAAGGCGATGTAGCAACAATTAAACTTAGCACAGGCGAAGAATTAGTTGCTCGCTTTGATGCAGATACAGGCAGTGAACTAAAAGTAGTAAAGCCAACTGTGCTCACACTTAATCCCACTGACGGAAAAGCAATGCTTATTCCGTGGCTGATGAGTGTTGATACAAATAGTAGTGATCCTATTATCATCAGTAAGCAACAAATTGTAGCAGTTAGTAGACCACACAAACCCTTAGCAGATGGATATATGCAAAGCACAACAGGCATTGCACCGGCTACTACACAAGAGGCCGGTCTTATCCTATAAATACGTGTATGGTAAACTTCGTACATAGACAAGGTGATAGTAGAAGCTGTGGTGCTACTACAGTTGCCAAGAGCAACAGAGTAAGAGTAAATGGTCGTCCTATTAGTATAGAAGGCGATCCGAATACTCATAGCGGCGGCGCACTTAGAGCATCTGAAACTGTCGGTAAAGTTAGAGTAAACAGTATTCCTGTTATACTCTTAAACGACAATGCATCTGCTGATGCACTGTGTCCTGGTCCGGGGCATTGCAATCCTAAGGCAACAAGTGCAAGTCCTAATGTTCGTGCAGGAGGTGGCTAATGGCAGATTTTACAGATTTTACAGCTGGCTTAGAAAACGCAAACGATTATTTGGATGCCAGACATAATATATCTGGTACGTTTGCATCTGGTAATGATGCATTAAGAGTTGTTAGCAGTGCACAATATAGTTTCACACTTCGTGAATTGTTATGCGGTGTACTAAGTGGCAACGGTTTTAAACTACCAAACATTCAAATTTGTCTACATGCTAATATTCAAGCACTATTAGGAATACCAAACTTACAAGCAGAACTTCGTGACGCACTTCAGCAACTGGATGGCGCATTTCAAGAGTTCATGGATCATACTACATTAGATAGTATACTTGGAAGATTGAATGGTATTTTAGCCGAAGCACAAAATGTTGCTAACATGATTAACTTCTGTAGTGCACCAGTTGATCCGATTGCTATTCCTAATATGCTAGAACGTGCGTTTGGAAGTTTCTTAGGCGCAGGCATGGATCTGATAGATCAAATTGGCAGTATTGCACCCGGAGAAGTATGTGCATGTATTGGAACAGGTGGTTTCAATGGTAACGTATTCGATGGCGGTATTTTAGGAAACATAGCAAATAATATAGATGCTATCAATGCAGGAAATTTAAGCCAAAGTGTAATTGACAGCATAAGAAACGATGTTGAAAGTGTTACATCCGGTATTAGAAATTTAGTTAACTCTGAAAACAATATTAACGGTGCATATGATTTAGGCGGTAGTCAGTTTGCTACACCAGATCCTGGGTGTAATCCAAATGTCGGCGTTATGCATAATCCTAACACAGGAAGTATTGCAAGTAATGCACGACTAACATCATCATTAAAAGCATTGTATGACAATTTAGCTGGGTATCCTGTTATTGCTAATGATGGTACAGAATATCCTAATATCTTTCACTTATTGCTCGATCCGGAAATGTTAGACTTGTTGGACAGAACAGATGATCCGCAAAGTGACGTAACTAATCAAATACCTGTTTTGGATTATTGTGGTAATATTATTGGATATACAACTAACTATGTACAACAAGAACCGCAAAAAAGTGACGGCAGTGACCCTAGTGTTCCTAACAGTCCAGGTTACCAAGCAGGCGGCTTAATTACAGATTCCGGAAACAATACTGACGACACACAAACAGTACAAAATACCACAGTACAGTATACATTTGAAAGTGGCGGCGGATCGACAGTATACATTGTAAACAGTGAAGCAGCGCAACTTGCACTGCAAACTAACACACACGACATTGTGGTTCGTAGTGATATTTTAACTACGTTTGTAAGAAAAGATACAGCAACATTCGATACCGGAACAATAACAGATTATCAGCAAGCTAGCGTTACGTTTACTGTATTTGGAAAAAATGTAAACGAACTATCGGGTAATGGATTTGTAATAAAAGATGGCGATGGTGCTGTTGCTCGTATTATTACTGGACAAGCAAATCAAATTGAAGTTCTAAATGGAGATGGCCGTGGAGGCAATCCTATTATTAGAATAGCAAACAATCCAGTTCTGCCAGGCGAAGGCGCTGTTACTATTCCAAAAGGTGATACTACTGCAAGACCTTCTGCAGAAGCAGGTAAAGTAAGATATAACAACGATATTAAGCGTTACGAAGCATACTACGATGACTCTAACCAATGGCGTAGTTTTGCTACTTCTAATGATTTACTTAATCAAACGTTTACTATTAAAAACATTGGTACAGGTGTTGAAGTTCACAAACAACTTAATATTAGTAATGAGCACGAACTACGTAAAATTAATACAAGCGGATTATTAACAATTGCACAGAATACTGATGATATTACAATAGGTGATGATCTAACATTAAGTAATGTTGGCACCGGTGCAGGTGTATTTAAACAACGTAGTACAAACAACTTCCAACTAAAAAGCATAACAACTGCAACAAGCGGTAATATTACAATTACTAATAATGCAGATACGATTGACATTAGTGGCGATCCACGTATCAAATATGCTACACTTACAACACTAGCGGACGGTAGTTTCAACACAGTACAATTCGAAGGTAATATTGCACAACCTGCTGTAGGTAAAACATGGATGTTCACAGTACATGCACTAGCAGGCGATCCTGCAACTACAAGACGTGGCTGGAAACTAGAAGGTATGGTACAAAATGTCGGAGGAACTCCGACATTAATAGGTAGCGTAGCAAGAACAGACTATCAGAGACAAACACCTGATTATAATGTTACAGCATGGACACCGATTACTAATTACAATATCGGAGATATAATCGAGCACGACTTGATCCTTTACAGAGCAATAAACAATATTTCAAGTTCAAGTGGTGCAGCATATTATACAAGTCCAGATCAAAACAGTACTCCGCCAGGTAATGATTGGGAAGTCGAATATACTGGATGGAACGTTGCAGCAAGAGTAGTAGGCAGTGATTTTGTTATACAAGTCAAAGGCGACACACTTACCACTGTGAATTGGTCAATGAAATTAGAGTTTATCGAAATATAAATAAATTAGTAAAAACCAATACTTTTTGGTTGACAATCAAGTCATCTTGCCATAATATCTTACATATAGATAAAAGGAAAGGTGACCCTTGGCATATATAAGGCACACTGAAAGGCACAACTATGAGAAGCAAAGACACTGGCAACGGACGAAAAATATTGGCAAAAGTTGAAGTCCCACTTAGCGTAGAGGACATTACAGCACATGCCCTAAGACACTTAGATGAGATCGGCGATAACGATCCACGTGAAACAATTCTTACTGCAAATAAACGACAGATTTTTAACATGGCAAAGGCTGCGATTTATTCGTGGGGCCATGAAGAATCTAAAAGATTTGTAATGCAAAAACACAATGGCGATTTTAAAGTATATCTTAAAATTGTAAAACACAAATTTCCGGAGTGTGATTGATGACAAATGTAATCGATTTTCAACGTGAACGTGCTATCCGTAAAAGCGGCATTGCAGATAAGTCTGTGATTGATGATATGATTGCAAATGCGTATAATCCAATGGATTCGCAAGAACGTCAGCAGTATTGGGATAGATGCAAACTTATTGAATTGTTAGGCGACGGCGAAGATTGTAGTATATCCATTGGACCGTTTGAAATAGAACAAGACGATGATTTTATATATGAACCCGATTTAAGCATGTTCTTCGATGACAACAATAAATAATTTTACAAACATATAAAGGAAAAACTACAGTGAGTGATACACTACTACTCAACGCTGACGGACAACCTGTAGATTACCTTCCCCTTAGTATTATCAACTGGAAACAAGCTGTCATGTATATGTACCATGATAAGTGTACGGTAATGGATTGGTATGACGATTGGATGGTCCGAAGCCCCAGTTGGGAGACGAAAGTCCCTGCTGTGATTATGCTTAAAGATTATCTAAGACGCACCAAGAGGGTGCGTTTTTCACGAAGCAATATGTATCTTCGTGACATGTATACATGTCAGTATTGTGCAGTTGAATTTCCAAAAAGTCAACTAACACTCGACCATGTGCAGCCTGTAAGTCGTGGCGGCTTAACTACTTGGGAAAATAGTGTAACTGCTTGTAACCCATGTAACAGTCGGAAAGGTAACCGAATGGATGTACGTCCTGCGCACAAACCTTACAGACCTGGATACTATGAACTTGTACGTAAACGCAAGCAAATGGAAATTCAGGTAAGACATCCAAGTTGGTATCAGTGGCTTGATATGGAGCAGCAATAAAAAAATTACAACCTATTGAAAACGCAAGATTCTTTTCTTGCGTTTTTTGTTGACATTCACACCAAGATGTCTTATATTATATATGTAAGCGTTAAAAAGGAGTTAACATGTTTGCTATCGTAGATTTTGACCGTAAAACAACACAGTTTTTTAATTCTTTTCAAGCAGCATCCGATGCTATTGCAGCATATCCTGTGCAGCAAAACGTTGTTGTAATTGACCTGTCAGAAGGTCATGCAGTATGTGAGCAGTTATAATGCAAATCGCTGTTAGTTATCCAACATACAAAGCATATTGTGCAGTACGTGCTGCACAAGGCTATCAAGTTATTCCTGAAAGACTTTGGAACGCATTAAAAGAGGCTGAAAATGAACAAGGGAACTAAAATTAACGAGATCCTCAAAGCGCAAGGCTTCAGTCATCATGACTATGGTCGTACTAGTTCTTATTCTACTCCTACTGGATTAAGAGTTATGGTGTATGCATATACATCAAACGCTACACATTTTATTATTGATGATGACGAAGATGGTACATATACTATTTCAACTGGCTTAAAGCCTACACATACAGTGCTGGCTTCAGGTGTTGCAGAAAAAGCACTAAAAGACACTTTTGAAAAAGAAATTGCAAAAAACGTCAAATAACTCTTGCAATTCACACCAAGACATCTTATATTAGTAGTGTAACAAAGAAAAGGACACACAATGCGAATTACTGTTCAACATATGATTCAAAACCGTGAAACAGGTAACGTAGAAGGCTTCCGTGATGTTGCGTTGGTAACATGCGACCATGATACAGTTGAAGAAGCACTAGAGTATGCATATCGTTACACAAACAATGTAATGGGTTCTTGGAGCATCAAAGAAACAGAGTTTACATTGCGTGATGGTAGCACCCAACCAAACGGTGACTACAACGACGATGTTACTGTGCTTTACAATCGTCCAGACGGAATGGGTCAGCGTTCAACTATGATGGGTGATCGTATGACAGTTAACGGTAAAACTTACCGTGTTGCAATGATGGGTTTTAAAGAATTGGAGACAGTATAATGTTCGTAGTTAAGACACAGATTTTGGAAAATTATGGTGCTCATTCTGAGGACGGCAAGTTCTCTAGTGGTAATGCTTACTGGAAGATGAAAGGTGGCAACGAGTACATCGTTCGTGACCTAGATCGTCCGCAGGATGCTATGGCGTTCGTTGCTGCGAAGTTCATTGAGAACAGTGTCTTCTACAAGGAGTTTCCGATTGAGGTAATTACTTGGGGCGAATGGCAGGAAGAGTTGAACGAGCTCGACGAAGACTATCGTGAGTTCCTTGTAGAGCAGGCTATTGCTTGCACACCGTTTGAAAAAGAGGTAGCATAATGAATATTGAAAAACAACTTCCACTGGATGTAGTCGCAAAAGTAGATTCTACTCCTGAATATGATGATACACACGGCGGTCCATATGATCGAGGCGGCGCTGACAGTTACTACCGCCGACAGTTTGATCCACACTATTGGCCCGAAGGTACAATGCAAGGAACTCGTGTCGAAATGAAAGACATGACTCCTGAAGAAATTGCCGCCTACACAAAAGGATATAACGATAACGAAGAATTAGGCATGTTTAAAGAGTGGTAAGCTCTTGACAAATGTAAATACAAATACTATATTAAGTGTGTATTAGGAGTTATCGTTATGGCAACATTTGAAATTGAGACCATCGAATATAATGCACATGGCAATGTGAAAAAAGAGTTTGAATTGTTCGATAGCAAACGAGCAGCTATCCAACACATGCGTAACAAAATAAAAGATCGTCACGGCTTTGTACAACAAGGAAAAGTTAAAGACGGCGAAGTTAAACTACTCGATGATCGAGGCACTGTCCGTCAAGTAATCAAATTTGGACAGTTACTTTAACCTTTAAATTTTGAGGCACAAATGAAAAACTTTCTAATCGATGCAATGAGCAGCGTATACAACTTCTTTGCGGTAATTTTCTTTGTACTAGTTGCAAGTCCGTTGTTTGCACAAGAACAAACATTTGCAGGATACAGCGAAGACCTATTCCCCGAAGAGTACTGCATGGCACTTAATATCTACTACGAAGCACGTGGTTCGAGTATGGCAGATCAAGTTGCAGTAAGTGATGTTGTATTAAATCGTGTACAAGACACTCGCTATCCTAATACAGTGTGTGAAGTTGTACGTCAAGGACGCCAAGATGACAGCGGTAATATGATTCGTAATCAATGTCAATTTAGTTGGTACTGTGATGGTAAGGCAGATCGTCCACAGGATACAGATGCCTGGATAAGTGCACAAACATTGGCTTGGCGTATCATGAAGTTTGAAGAGTTTCGTGGTATTACTGAAGGAGCAACACATTATCATGCTCATTATGTAAATCCACGTTGGGCTCGTGACCTAACACTTACTGGTACTATTGGAGTACACAAGTTTTATCGTTGGGATTAAAGCAATACATGCATAAATATATGTATGAGAATTGATGAAGTAATACAACCTATAGAAGAGGGTCCAAACGACCCTCACATTTTTAAAGCAGTATTCATGGCCGGTGGGCCTGGTTCTGGAAAGTCGTATGTGGCTGGAAAGATGCTAGGCGGCACCGGCCTTAAGACTATTAACAGTGACGAGATTTATGAATACTTAATGTATAAGCAAAATATGGATATGAGCGATCCTGAAACTATTGCAAGTCCAAAAGGTCAAGAAACACGTGCCAGAGCTAAAGAACTAACACAAAAAAGACGTGGAAACTATTTGGATGGACGCTTGGGTGTTATAATTGATGGTACAGGGAAAGACGTTTCTAAAGTAGCTAAAGACAGTGCAGCACTGAAGTCATTGGGATACGACACAATGATGATTATGGTAAACACTAGTTTAGAACAAGCACAAAGATTAAACAAACAAAGAGCTCGTAGAATACCAGATGAAATGGTAACAAAAATGTGGCATGCAGTTCAGCAGAACTTGATGCAATTCCAGCAAGTTTTTGGCGCTGCTAACTTCCATGTTGTAGATAATACAATGGGGCAGGAAAATAAAGAGCGTGAAGAAAACTTTAGACAAGTATACAGAAATGTACAGAAGTTTTTAAATTCTCCACCTTCTAGTCGTGAAGCAAAGCAATGGTTAAAAGATCAGCAACCTGGGAGTGATAAGTAATGGCACATACATCGGAATCGATTCAGACGTGGATTGATAATTATATGTTTGTTGATAATGCAACAGCAAGTCAGGATATTATACAAAATATTATACGTGAATTAGAAGGTCATGGTTATGTTTTTGGACCAACTGAAGCAGGTGGTTATACACTTAGTGTCACTGGCCCTGATGTAAATCAAACATTTGTTGTAAAGGCAGATGCATAATCATGTACGAATATAAATGTGTTACAATTCGTGTTATTGACGGAAATACTATAGATGCCGAAGTTGATTTGGGATTTAATGTGTTGATTCGTCAGCGAATTAAACTACATGGTGTTCTTGCTCCTGACATGAGAAGTTTTAGCGAACAAGATAAACAACGTGCAGCAAGTGCACGTCAACGACTAACTGAGTTAGTTGGAAAAGAGTTTTACTGCAACACTATATTAAATAAGCGTGGCAAGGCTGGTAGAACTCTTGGGTATGTCTATGTACTAGACGAAAATGAAAACCGTATCGACGTAAATCAAACTTTAATTGATGAAGGCCTTGCTACAAGATACGGAGATTAAATTATGTTTTTTGGATTATTGACATTAATAGTCGCCCTTACGATTAGTGCGGTTGCAATATATTATAGTGTGGCTGGATTGGTTGCTATTTTTGCGGCAGCAGCTATTCCTATCGTTATTATGGGCGGCGCACTTGAAATTGGTAAACTAGTAACGGCTGTTTGGCTACACCGCTATTGGAGCCGTGCGGTTTGGTGGATGCGATTGTACTTAGGCACAGCCGTGTTAGTTCTTATGTTTATTACAAGCATGGGGATTTTTGGATTCTTATCAAAAGCACATATCGAACAAACTGCCGCAGCACAAGAACAAGTAGCACAACTAGAGCGCATGGATGCTGAAATTGAACGTCAGCGTGAACTTATTGCTCGTGCAGAACAGCGTATTGTAAAAGCAGAGACAGACGCTGATGCAGACGATGTAGGCATTCAAGAAAAAATTGACCGTGAACAAGAACGTATTGACAGTGCATATATAAGACGTCAGCCTAGTATTGAAGAACAGCAAGGTATTATTAGTGCACAAGAAACAACATTACTAGGACGCATTGCAGTTTACGAAGATGAAATTCGTAGTTTGGACGCCGAACTAGAACGTTTAAATGGGCTAGCAGAGCAGTACAGAACAGAACTTGCTAATACAAATGTAGCAAGTGTTGAAGAACAAGTACAGCCTTATATAGAACAAATTGCACAATTAGATGCAGACATTGCTAGACTAGACGAACAAGCTGCAGCATATGAAGCACGTATTGTACAACTACAACCAGATTACAGTGCAGTTGATACACTAAAAGATCAAATTGCTGCAATTGAAGAATCAATTGTTGTTACAACAAACAAACTACAAAGTCGTGAACGTGATAAGATTCGTGAAGGACAAGCCGTAATCGGTGTTACTAGCGATGGATTATTTGGCGGCAATACACGCAGAGCATTAGAAGCATGGGTAACAGCACAACAAGACCGTATTGCAAGTCTACAAGCACAAGAAACTGAACTACGTGCACAAGCACAGTCAGTTATTGCACAAGAGCGTGATAGACTTACAGGACTTATTACTAGTTTACGTGGTGATCAAACTGAAGCAGTACAACAACGTAAGCAAGGATTATTAGATACTATTGATCGTATTCGTGCAGACGCAGCAAGTAGTTTACAAACACAGCGTAACAACATACAAGCAAAAATTGATGCAGTATTAAATACAGACATTCCTGCTAACAGAGAAGCTCGTAGTGTAGCACAAGATACTATTACTGAACTACGTAATGCAGATAATGCAGTAGTTGTTGCAGCACGTGAAGAAATTGCAAGACTACGTCAACTAGCAGAAGATGAAATTGCACAAGCACAAGTTGTTATTGAGCGTTTACGTGCTGAAATACAAATAGGCAAAGATATAGACTTAGATAATATCATTGACGAACAAAATGATCGCATACGTGAAGCAAACGCTGAAATAGATGCTATTACGAGTCGTAAGTTTGCACTACAAGCAGAAGCACGTAAACTAGAAGCTGAAGTCGGCCCAGTTAAATATCTAGCAGAATTTATATATGAAGATGCAGATCGTAACACACTTGAAGAAGCAGTGCGTTGGGTAATACTTATTATTATCTTTGTATTTGATCCACTGGCAGTTGCACTATTAATTGCAGCACAGTATATATTCGAGTGGAGACGTGAAGATCGAAAACCACCAACACCGGAACCCAAAGTAAAAAAGCCTGAACCTGCAGTTGAACCCATAGAGGAAGAAAAGCAGGAAAGCATATTACCAGAGCTTGAAGAAGTTATACAAGAAAAACAACAAATGTCTGAAGTTGTTAATGTAGAGCCGGATAACAAAAAGGTTGACAAAATCGAGTATGATCCTTATACTGATAAAAGACCAACAGAAGAATTAACAAAAGACGAACGTGCTAAACGTGAAGTTATATGGCCAGATGGTTACGATGGAAAACTAGCACCGCCTAAACCTTTTAAAGAGTAAACTATGCAAGAAAACTCAATTTATACTATTACAGCACCTGATATGATGCTATTGGATCAGGGTCCTGCAATTACTGTAATATCAGAAGACAAAAAACTAATTAAAGAAATTGAGCGTGTACATGAAAACATGTTCAAAACTGTTCCGGTAAATATCTATCTATGCGACGGACCAGTTACTGAAAATAATGTAGCATGGGTATTGAGCGTTATGCGTTTAAGTGACAATGTATTTGTGGACTTAGATACTGTAAACGAACTCGGTACTGTTACTGCATTGTTGTCAGATGCTAACATTATTTACATTAGTAAAAACAATGTAAAACGAGGAATAATGAAATTGTTCAACTCGATTCGCAAAGATGGATTCACCGTTTATGAAAGTCCTGATGATTATATGCAAATAGTTATAGCAGGATATTCTGGATAAGTGTTGTTAAAGATAGGAGTATAAATGATTAACGACCAAACAAGCGCAGGAACTTATGCGTAAATTTAGTAAAAGAGAAGATAAAGCACCTATTAATGCGCAGATTCGTTATAACGAATTGCGTGTAGTTGACGAAACAGGACAACTAGGTGTAATGAGCAAAAATCAAGCACTAAGTATTGCACAAAATAAAGGATTAGATTTAGTTGTAATTACGGAATCTGCAAATCCTCCTGTTGCTAAAATATTGGACGCTAATAAATATTTCTACGAGCAAAAGCGCCGTGAAAAAGAAGCAGCGAAAAAACAACGTGAAAGCAGAGTCGAAATAAAAGAGATACAATTCCGACCAGGAATTGGTGATCACGATTTCGAAACTAAATTAAAAAACATTGATCGTTTTCTGACAAAAGGAAACAAAGTAAAATTAATGGTGCGTTTCAAAGGCCGTGAAAACGCAAACAAACAGATAGGCTTTGATATACTCGATAGAGTGTTTGGTTCATTCAATGAAATCGAATGGGACTCAAAACCTAGTTTGAACGGTAATAGATTAATAGGTATAATTAGAAGAGGAAATAATGGCTAGATTTAACAAACCCAACCAAGAACAGCCGGTTGTAAGAGGTATGTATGTTGAAGTACGTAATAACGATGTAGGTCGTGCACTTCGCAAACTAAAAAAGATGATGAATAACGATGGCTTACTTAAAGATATGCGTAAAAATGATTTTTACGAAAAACCAAGCCTGAAGCGTAAGAAAGCAAAGGCTGCAGCACGTAAGCGTTGGTTAAAACAACAAGCAAAAAATCAAGAAAATTAACTTGACAAACAGTGTATAATACACTATATTAAGATTATAGAGTAAAGTTACTGAAATAACGTAACACTAAGATAAGAAATACATATAGAGATCGGGTTGCTACGTAATAAGCACGTGGGGAGCCACGGTTAGCTCCTCAACTTAATAAATAAACTTGGATGCCAATTATGGGTCCATAACATTAATCTTGCTTTTATAAGGAGAAACAAAATGACAAGACTAACAACATTCGACGTGAATAAACTAACACCACACAGCGTAGGTCTAGACAGACTATTTGATGATATGTTCCGTTTCGTAGAACATGCACCAGCAACTAACTATCCACCTTACAACATTGTACAGAATGGAGAACATTTCCAAATTGAAATGGCACTTGCAGGTGTGGCATACGAAGACTTAGACATCACACTTGCAAATGGGCAATTAACTATTGCACATGCACCGCAAGAAGTTGAACAAGACTGGACATACGTACACAAGGGTATTGCACAACGTAAATTTGAACGTACATTTACTCTTGCAGAAGATGTTGTAGTCAATGGAGCGAGAATGGAAAATGGTATGCTTTACATTGAACTAGAGCGTATTGTTCCAGAAGAGAAAAAACCTCGCAAAATTGAAATTGAATACAAAGCATAATAAACAACCATTGGGGGGAGGAAACTCCCCCCGTTTTAAATTGAGATTAAAATGAGTCAAACACACACAACAACTATTGATAAAGCAGATATTATACTTAACTTGCCTGGCAAGTACAAAGTTGTATTGTTAAATGATGACACAACTCCAATGGATTTTGTGATTAGCTTGTTATGTGAAATTTTTGGTCATACAGTAGATTCTGCAGAAAACATTACTATGGAAGTACACAATAAAGGCAAAGGCATTGCTGGCATTTACTTTTATGAGATTGCAGAACAAAAAATTCATGAAGCAACAACCGTAAGTCGTGCACATGGATTTCCGCTTTCATTTAACATGGAAGAATTATAAGAGGCTCCAATGAGAATTGAAAATGAAGTATTACTTGACTACAGCGATGTCCTGATTAGGCCAAAGCGTAGCACACTAAAATCACGACGTGAAGTCGATTTGAATCGTAAGTTTACGTTTAGAAACTTTGAACCAGATTTTCCTGACAATGCACGTGATGTACACTACTTTGGTACACCCATTATGGCAAGTAACATGGATGGTGTTGGTACTATGGAAATGGCAGACAAACTAGGCGAAGGCGACATCTTCACATGTTTGGTTAAAACTTATACTGCAGAAGAACTAATTGAATATTTTGATGGGTTGCACGAACGTCACAGACACGTAGCAATGAGCATTGGCACAGGCGAAAGTGATTATAACAAACTTGTGCAAGTAAAAGCCGCAGTAAACAACAAACTGAAATATGTTTGTATCGACATTGCAAATGGTTATAGCGAACATTTTGTAGACCATGTGCGCAAAGTACGACAAAACTTTTCAGACTTGGTAATCATTGCAGGTAATGTAGTAACAGCGGATCAAACAC